GCTGTCCTTGGTAGGTGTGCTGCCATCGGTGGTGTAGAAGATATCGCATCCCTCACGTGCCTCAATGGTTGCCTTTGTCGATGTCTCGAAAGGTGTGGTTCCCTTGATAACGGGAGCGGGTAACTGCTCGGTTACGGAAGCCTTAACGATTGAGCCGTTCTTGATAACGGTAATCACGGCAGGACTTGTCACTTCACCTGCAGCGTTCAGCACCTCGGGCACAAAACCTGTGGGTATCATCACCTCACCGTCTGCATCCTTAAACTGAACATCGAGGATGGTGTCAAGCTCGATATACTTCTTAATCTGCTCTGTCTCCTTGTCTGTCAGGAGTGCGATGTTCCCTACAATCATAAGTAGTGGCATCTGCTGGGTCTGTTTTGTCATAACGCTATTCTGTTATTGGTTCAACTTTTTGCGGTATAATCTCACGGGCATAGTCCGTAAGACGTTCCTTAATCGTATTTATCTTCTTATCGTAGTCGATGTTCTCGCCAAAAGAAATGATGTTCATGTTCTCACGCTCGAACCTACGAATGAAGTCTGCAAAGTTTAGCTTTATCAGCAACTCCTCGATGGTTACAAGGTTCTTATCATACAACCCCTGCACCTCGTTACGTGTCAGGTGTCGATAAGGCTCCAAGTCACCAAGGATAATCATACGCTGCATCTGCTGCGGATTGTTTCTGTACTCTGTTTCGATAATCTGCTGCAATAACGCATCCAAATCAGCTTCGCTCATACCTGCTTCCTTTGCCAGCTTGTAACGCTCACGTAGTTCGTCGCTTGTAAAAAGATAGAACTCTGTGCCGTAGTTTATGCTGCTGCTGATAAAAGCCGTTCCGTAACGCTCACGGGCGATAGTGTCATCTACCCATTTCTGTGCTTCCTCAAAGCCTTTCTTTACTCGTTGCAGTACTGTTGACTGACTTTCAAAATTAGCCTTAATCTGTTGCTCATTCAAAGCATCACGGGTTGTTATTTCCTCATTGGTACCTACGATGGCAGTAATAATGTCAGAACGCAGGCGTTTCTCTTCCTCGTGGTTATAGTCGAGGCTATCGCGGTCAACAGCCAGCATACCCACGGGGTTACTTAGGTCGGGCTGTCCCTCGTTGGCATCGGGTACGGGTATCTCAACGAACGAACCGGCACCCGTCAGGCGTTTCTGACTACATACGGGGCAGGGTATCATCAAGCCGTTATTATCGTAGAGCCATTGACCTTTTCTGTCTTTCAGGAAGCCACCATCACACTCGCACTCATCATTATGGAAATCACAATCCTGCTGATAACCCCAATAAATGGGATAAGAGCCGTAAGTATCGAGGTTGCGCTTGCTGATGGCAAAGAACAGATACCAATCCAAGCGGTCGAGTTCCTTTGTTACAGGACTCTGCTTGATGTCGGGTTTGTCGAGGCTCATTGGTTCCGACCAAAAGAAACGGGCAGGGCAGTAGCCTAAGTCGTGTCGTGCCTCGGCTATCAGCTCACCCACTTCATTATTCTTTGACTTGAACACTCGGCGGCTCTCATCATCGAATACCGCTATCTTATCGTCATCCTGACGGAAGATAATATACTTCATCTGTCCCGTCTGTGGGTCAGCCTTGAAGTCAATAACATCACGGATAGGAAGCCAATAGAAATACGGCTGTGGGTATCTGTCGCCAGCTTCTTGTTCCTCGGGCAGGTCAACAATCAAAACGCTGTTTATCTGCGTTTTAAAAAAGTCCCATCCCTTGGTACTCCATACCGTAGGCTCACCTAATCGCTCTTGTCTGTACCACTCCCAATCATCACGCTGTTCTGTGGCTGCAAACTGATAACTAAAAGCTGGGTTACGACCATCGAAGATACGGCTTAACTTATCATAGCAAACGGCTAATATCTCGTTGGTGATAACGGGAAAGCGGAAAAGCGTTTTGAACGTTTCAAACTTATCCTTTGGTATCAGGTTCTGCACCATTGCCAAGAAATCGGTCAACGCCTGCGCTACGCCCTCATGACCTGCGAATAAAGGAGAAAGTTCCTCTCTGCTCTTGCCACGATACATCCACGAAGCTAAGGCTGGTGTACTCGGAACAACCTCGGCATGAAACCTAAGTCTGTTCTGATGCAACACCGCCAGCGATATAACGCTTTTCTTGCGCTGCTCACTTGCCTTTCTTCTTATCTCTTCGATTGATAGTGCCATCTACGTATTCGTAATCTTCATCAACGAGTTTCCAACCGCTGTTCGGTATCGCCAAGATACGCTCTGCGTGGTCGATATCGAACTTCTGTTCTGCACCCTCATTGGCTGTGGCGAGGGTTACCTTAGTTACCTTTGCCATAAGCCTTGTTATGTGGTTGCGGGGATGAGGTCAGTTAGCGGGTTGAAATCATCAGGAACAACGATAGCCAAATCATCCGAATAGTTCGGTGGGAACGACCAGCTGATGTTGTTACTGTCTGGAGCCTCCAAACCGCCATGAGCCTTATCGCTGATAAAGAGCGAACGGATAGGAATAGGCAGGTGCGATACTGTTGTAGTGCCACCCTCTGTAACACTCTGCTCGATAGCCTCGATATTGCCGTTCTCATCGAACAGAATCACACCAAGATTACCTGCCTGAGCCTCGCACTGCAACTCTTTCATTACCTTGATAACGCTCTGTGGTACGGAACGCAACACACCAGTAAAGGTTGATGGGTTACGACCAATCACAAGCTCGATACCATCAAGGGTTTCGTTACCGCCGCCAAAGGTACGGGCTTCGCCTGCCTCGTTGGTGGGTGCCTGAACATAAGGAGAGATTACAACCTTGCCACCATCGGTAAGAGCCATCTTAGCAGTCCATGCTGCTAACTTGTTAATACCAGTGGTTGCACCGTCAATGAACGAGTTAACGGTGCCGTCAGCTTTCCTCAAACGCATAAATGCGACTTTCTGAATCTGCCCAAAAGTTTCGGCACACTGTACGTTTGGAATAGTAGTGAGCGAACTTGCTGCGGGACAACTACAAATCTTCATTCTTTTTCTTTTTTAGTGGGTTAATACTCTTGTTATCACACAACTAACCCTCTGCTATGTGCCTGCAAAGATAAGGAAAATCCTTATCTGTTGTTACGCAAGTCCTTATGTTTTAATTTAGTTTAACTAAAAACGGGCACCTATGCTCTCGCACCAGTACCCGCACCTCTAAAAACAAATCTTCCTATACCAAAGAAAAACTAACTTACGATATTACAAATTATGAAAAAACCAATCTATTTTTACCTATTAACTGATTATTGCAAAACGGGTGGTATAGGAAGCTAATTACGTCTGCGTACTCCTCGTACCTCACGGTGCTCTCGTAGCTTCGCTAAAGCCACATAACGCAGCGCATCTATTCCGTGGTTGTTCTTATCCTCTGGCTTGTTGGTCGTGTTTCCGTCACGATCCTTTGCCCACTTATAAGAACGTAAGTTATCAAGTATGCCCGTGCTCCTACGGGTAACGTGTATCTTGTATCGCTTCAATATATCCAAACCATTGATGATACTATCGGCACCCTTTGGGCTTGCTGTTACCCATAACCCTGCTGCCTGTAGCTCTCTGATACTCTTTGGTTCGGCACAATCCGCTATTATCTGCTGTTGGCTTGTCAATCCCTGCTCACTTGCTCGCTCTGCTATATCTGGGTTCGTTAACCCTGTGCTGTATATCAATTCATTCACCCAAAGCTCCCCATGCGCCAGCACTACCTGCTCTAAGGCTGACTCATCATTCGTAAAACCGAAGTCAAGACCAAAGCTGCACAGCTTCCATTCTTCCCTCGGTGGCAGTTCCTCGCATATCTCCCAATTAGTAAGCACCAAGCCTTCTATCTTTCCCGTCAGCCCACGAGCATATACTTTCCAATACTCCTTGTCGGCTATGCCCTCGATACGCTGGTGTTCATCATCCGTGAGAAAATAGTTCTTTCTGTGGTCGCTGATGATAAGCCTTGTGTCCGGCTTACCTATCACCTCATCGTGACACCAAAAACGTGCCGTGGGGTTGTAATCAAGGAACACACGTTTACGGGTACGGATGGATAGCTGCCAGTACACACCATACGGGATACCGTTCGCCTCATTGATAAACAGATAGTCACGCTTACCACTCTTTGCATCCTGCTCGTCTGTATAACTTTTGAACTCGATGATACTGCCGTTAACGCACTTGATGATACGCTCGCCCTCATTGATAGTGTTCCACCATTGACTAAGCAACGGGCTTTTCTCGAGTATCGTCTTGGCATCACGATAAGCACCTACTTTCAAGTTAGGTATATCCTGTCCTACAACCGTTAGCACCTGTCCTCTCTCCTGCATACCAAGCACGTAAAAGACCTGCATAATACTGTAGGTCTTTCCCGATGATGTACCGCCTTGGTTCACCACCGTGCGCTCCGTGCTGTTGATGTTTGCATCATACAGGGGCAGGACAGAAAACAAATCGGTCGTGGCTATCATACACCTGCTAACTCTTGTGCTCGTATCTCATCCAACTTCTCATTAAGCAATACCTGCAACTGCTGCAAATCCTCTACAGACATATACAGGCATTGCGTTATGCCACATCGTTTCTTGCTTATGATGTAGCTGTTACCCTTACCATCTTTTACAAGCGTTACCTCACTCATACTTCATCTATTATCTCACCCGTCTCTATTACATAGCCCTGCTCGTTACAATTTGGGCACTCTAATTTAACTAACTGCGTTACCACTGGGCGAACAGCAACCCAGCGATGTTTACAATTAATACAAATTACCTCAGAAACTTTATGCGGCTGGTTTGCGTTTATATCAACCACCTCACTCATACATCTACCTCGCTTTCGCTTGATGGGAAATCCGCATCTTTGGGGTTACAAGTGATATGTTTTATTCTTAACTCGCTCTGCATAGAACCGCCCAACTCCATCTTTTCTGCCGGTTTCTCGCCAATCATAGCACAGATAGCATTGTACGCTTGAACATCACCGCTCTCTGCTTTCGCTATCAAAGAACGGGTAATAACCATCTGATGGTTCATCTCGTCTTCGCTCACTCCCTCGGCTCTTAACATCTGCTTTGTCTGTTCGGGTAACTCGCACTTATACATCAACATTTCGAGGGCTTCACGCATCGTCTTTTTACGTCTGCGTGCCTCTCCTGAAGCGATACCGCCCTTGCGTGTCATTGCCCGAAGCTCTTCCGAAGTTCGGTCTTTTGGATTGATTAGATTTTCCTTTCTCCCTGTACCCATATTACTAACGCTTTTTGTTTATACTCCTTTTATCGGTATTCTCACTATCGGATTGTAGTCCAATCGCTTTTCTTTAGCGGTTTTTCCTTTGTTCGTTGTATCCACCTTAACAATTGCCCCCCCCACTTTTTGCGGAGTGCTTCAAGCTGTTCTTCCTCTCTCTGTCGGTTGCGATAAGCCGCACAGCCGCCTTTCTGTTCACTCTGCTTACACAGATAATGGTAAGCGTTCACTCTAAGCACTACACGCTCCATATTAAGCTGCTGAATCGTCATATCGTAATCTTCCTTTAACGGCAATCTTTCATCATACCAACATCTGTTACCTTTCAGGAAGCATTGGAAAGGCCCACCGATATAGGAACGTGTAGAGAACGGGGTGTTATGTCTGTATGCCATCGGATCGCAGTTACAATTCACTCCCCAAAACTTTGCTCCTAAATCTTTGGCTATGATAGAATATTTCTCGATGATAGGCAAAAACTCATCTTTGGTAATAATGTGCGGTTCGTAACCAAACCCATCCAGCTCGTTATAGTCATACCTACGTA